TCAGGTATTTGCAGCGGCACGTTGACCAAAGTTCGACCACATCGCAGCGGCCTTCCTGCCCGCGTCGGGCGCATTGTCAGGTATCCATCGCGAATAGGTGCGTGCTGTGAACGTCCAATCTGTGTGGCCCATCTGATTCGCGACCCACTGAGGAAGTTCGCCCGCCATCAGTAGGGTGCTTGCGTACGTGTGTCGTGTTTGGTACTGATTCCGATAACGGACATTTGTTTTTCGAAGCGTCGAGGACCACATCAAACCGATTGGGTTTGGCCCCATCCATCGTTCGCCCGTTTTGGGATTTTGAAATACTTCCCGATCCTTTAGGAACGTGAATGCCTTCTGAGCTTGCAACGCTTCGAGCCCGGCCGGAAGTAGTTTCACCTCGCGCTCTCCGGCATCGGTTTTCGTATCCTCCTCGGGCTCTGTAAGGCCACGCGTGAGGACGAACCGCACTCGCACGACTCCGCGAATCCAGTCTATGTCCGACCAATCCAAACCGCAGATTTCTGAAGTTCGCAGGCCGCTCCAAAAGGCGAATTGAATCATGTTGCGATTCTGACCCGCTGCCGCGCTGATGATCGCCATTTGCTCTTCAATGGAAAACGGGTCCACCTTGTAACGAAGCTTACGCACGCGACCCCTGGAATCCTTTAACTCTTCGCCGAGACTTCCATCACGACGACCTCGGCGGGCTTGGGCCTTTCTCAGCCGCTTAATGCGCCAACCGGCTAGTGGGCTGAGTTCGATGAGATCGTCTTCGACAGCATCATCAAGCGCGATACGAAGCGGCGAGAGAATATTGCCGAGGGTCTTCGGGCTAATGTCCGCCTTCGTGGCCATCCAGTCTTTGATGTGGCGGCGCTTCAATTCGGATAACGCGATCTTACCGAATGCGGGGATGATGTAGCAGGAAACGACCTGCTTATAACCTTGCCACGTCGAGTGGCGGACGTTTTGCCTTTCCTCTTCGAGCCACGATTGCACGTAATGCTCGATCAGAAGCGTATCCCCTGGCATGCGGGCAAACAGCCGCAGTTTCGGCGAATCCGGGAAGTGCTTCGCATACTCGAACTGATTCTTGAAGATTTCATCTTCGATGCGGCCTTTCAGTCGCTCGCAATACTTCAGGTTTCTATCGTTCGGTTCGAGCTTTATCCGTTCGCGGCATCGAATCCCGCGGAAGTAGAAGTCGATTTCAATCGAAGACTCGCTGCCGATGCGGACACCTGACTTATCACCCATAGTTCATATCCCTCGCAATCGATAAGAATTCGCCCATCGGGCGCTTTGATCCAAACCTCACCTTCGAGCCAGCATCCGCGCTTTATCTTCGAGCGCACGGCGTCCGGCGTGTATCCAGACTCCGTTGAGAACTTTTCGATGGTGACGTGACGCAGCATTACTTATTACGTTTTTACGCCGTACTTCCCATACAGCTCTTCGAGCCGTCCGTAGATGTCGTTGACGATCCGGCTGATGTTGCAGATGAGCCGAGTATCTTGATTTGCCGTAAGATCAGATTCCGGCTGAGCAGCATTCTGGAGCGTGTAAATCCACTTCTCTTTGTTCTTGTCCCAGTGCGCGATGAACAGGTAGGCCTTAAGACCCCCAATCAATCGGTCCTCTTCCGATCCCTCGAAATCCTTGGGGTATTCGGCCCCTTTCAACACATAGCGGAACACCTCCTCAACGGAATGGCTCGCCTCGTCTGCAGTGAGTCCAAACTTCGAGAGTCGAGAGATGATTGCCAATCGGATGACGTCCAGTTCTGAGAATCGTCTGTATCGTCCCTTGACTCTTTTGGCATTCGCATCAAGGCGTATTGACTTGCGGTCCATCCAATTGCGGATGCGTTTCTCGTCTACTTCTGCACAATATGCGGCCGCAGAGAATGGGATGTAGGTCGCGGCCGGAATTTGATTGGGGTCTTTAGGCATCTTCCTCAAAACCTTGCTTGCGAAGTATACCTCACGTGAGGTACAAATTGATTTGTGAATTGTTGCCGAGAAATCGGCGTCGCATGGGTAGAGGTTTCCGGGATGGAGAAGACAGCGATAACTCAGCAAGCCGGACCAGCGCCAGAGGGGACAGGTCTCACGACCGAGCAAGCCCGTCTGAGGACAGCCACGGCGAATTATTCGCGCTCGAATCTTCATCGCAACCTCGTTCAGGTGCGTAGCTAGACACCGGCCCGCATGTCCTCACCATGACGGTGGACATGTTACCCGGCTGAACGGAATCCGGACGCAAAGTGACGGCTGGCTCCATACGGGCTGAAGACCGAAAACAGCGAGACCAAATGGGTAGGTCTCGCTGCGTTCAAACTTCACCACCGGGCTGATAAAAATTCTTAAGGGTTCGGATTCATCGAACCCTGAGGCATGTAGGGCTTTGGAAAGTGTCCGGCGAAAAAAAGGCAGAGAGAAGAAAGGGGAAATTATGGCGACCTGCGAGCGATGCGAAACCGAGTCCCAGGTTCTACTAATCGGCCCGGTCACTTTGTGCGAAAGCTGCATCCTGCTATGCCTGCGCGAGTGGCAGATCAAACACAAGGAACTCGACACCATCATGGAGGCATCTTGAACCCAAAACGCGAAGCACGGGCAGCATTCTTCAAACAAAAGCTGTTCAACAATGAGAGCCGTTTTTACAACAAGCGCAAGTGGCGCGACGACGTTGCACCGCAACAATTGCGACGTGAACCGCTGTGTCGGATATGTTCACTCGCGGGCAAGTACACACCCGCCACCGAAGTCGATCACGTGATCCCAATGCGCGAGGGCGGCGCACCGTTTGACATGCTGAATTTACAGTCCGTTTGTGGTGCACACCATTCTATGAAGACCAGGGCCGAGCAGCTGGGCATCGAGCCATCAACGCGCATCAAAGGCGCGAGCGTGTCCGGCATGCCGATTGATCCCGCGCATCCGTGGAACAAGTGAAAAATTTGCCACATCTGAGCACTGACGACCGCCGTGGCCGCAGGGACGGACTTAATTTCTGAATGGGACTTCGAGGCAAAGGCTCTCAGGCTCTCAGTAAGAAGCACACACGCTGGCGGAAGAAGAATTGGGAGAATCCACGCCTATCGGCGGCCGAGCGCGTGATCCGGTTCTTCTCTTCGCTGAAATTGACTGCGGGCAGGCATGCGGGCAAACGGTTTGAGCTTCGGCCTTGGCAGCGTGATATCACACGCGGGATATACCGTGGCGGCGTGAGGACTGCGCTGGTCACCATGGGCCGAAAAAATGGCAAGACTCAGTGGGCCGCCGGTCTCGCTGGCGCTCATTTGTTCGGCCCGATGGCGGAACCGCGTGGCGAAGTCTACAGCGCAGCATCCGACAGGAATCAGGCGGCCCGCACCTTTCGCGAACTCGAAGCCATCATCCTGGCCGACCCGGAATTGACGGCCCGCTGCAACATCCAGCGATTCGCCAAAAAGATCGAAGTCTTGTCCGGGCCTGGAGCGGGCAGCATCTATGAGGCGCTATCGAGTGATGCACGCAAGGCGCATTCCCTGAGTCCGTCTTTTGTCGTCTGTGATGAATTGGCCCAATGGCGCAACCGGGAATTGTTCGACAATCTTGTCACCGGCACCGGAGCACGAGAAAACCCGCTTGTTGTCGTGATCTCCACAATCAGCAGCGACCCGCATCACGTTCTTAGCGAACTCGTTCACTACGGCGAACAAGTCAATACCGGCATCATTGACGATCCGTCCTTTGTTGCGTTCATCTACACGACGTCGATGGATTGCGACATATGGGACGAGCGGAACTGGTACGCGGCCAATCCGGCGCTGGGCGACTTTCGCAGCCTCGACGAGTTACGTAAATTCGCGGAACAGGCGCGGCGAATCCCGGCGAAGGAAATAGTCTTTAGGAACCTGTATCTGAATCAGCCGGTATCCAGCGAAGCGCGATTCATCGGCCGTGCCGATTGGGACACCTGTTCGGGCGATATCGACTTGAACGCACTTCGCGGCCGTCCATGTTGGGCGGGCTTGGATCTGTCGTCAACGCAGGATCTGACGGCGCTGGTTCTCTACTTTCCCGAGGACGGCGGCGCTGTCGTGCCGTTCTTCTGGTGTCCCGCTGATCGTCTCGACGAACGCGAGCACAGCGACCGGGTCCCTTATCGAACGTGGCACAAGGCCGGATACCTGGAAGCACCTGCGGGCCGCGCTATCAACCGGCTGGCTATCCTTCACCGGCTGGCCGAGATTTCCAGCATGTTCGACGTGCGCGGCGTGGCCTATGACCGCTGGCGTCTGGAAGACCTTGCGAAGCTATCCGCCGACGAAGGCATAGAACTTCCGCTGTTCAAGTGGGGACAAGGGTTCGCGGATATGGGCCCGGCCGTCGATGCACTCGAAGCCGCGATCCTTAACGGCAAACTGCGCCACGGACGGCACCCGGTGATGACGTGGAACGTCTCTAACGCTGTCGTGGAACTCGATCCCGCTGGCTCGCGGAAGATATCGAAGAACAAAAGTATTGAGCGCGTTGACGGCCTGATCGCGTTGACCATGGCCGTGGGGCTGCACGCCAAAGAACCCGGACCCCGCCAATACGATTTCACAAACCCCGGAGTCTTGACTGCATGAACGGGAAAGCTTGCCTTTTGCTCGTGATCCGTCACTTAAAAGCGATATTGTCTGTTTTAGACGACTATGTTAGAACATTACCAGACTAGTCACCGCGCAGCTTGGCGCGTTCCTCTGATCCCGCCGACGGGCCGCATCAGACCCACAGCCCAAGCTCCCCGGAATTCATCCGAGGAGCTTCAAATTGAGAGAACTTTTGGAAGCGCGTGCGGCACTCGTGGCCGAGATGCGCGGTTACACGTCCAATCCTGCCGGTGAATCCGGCGACCTTTCTGCAGAACAATCAGCGAAATTCGACGCAGCAAAAACCAAACTTGAACAGGTAGAGAAGCGCATCCAGCGCCAGCAAGTGCTCGACGATGCCGAGCGACGCATGGAAGGCACGCCACTGCACACGTCCGGCGATAACAAGCTGGACGACCAACTCCGAAAATTTTCACTGGTGAAGGCAATCGCGTCTCAGGTTCCCGACATTGCGAGCCGCGTCGATTGCGGCCGAGAGCGTGAGATATCACAGGAACTTTCCAAGCGCAGCGGGCATCAATTCCAGGGCATCGCCGTGCCGATGCAAGTTTTTGAAAAGCGCGTCACCACGACCAGCGCCGCTGGCGACCTGATTTCGACGGATCTGCTCAGCGGTCAATTCATTGATAGTTTGCGGACCGCGCTGGTCATTCGCAGACTCGGCGCAAGAGTGCTGTCCGGGCTTATGGGGAACGTCGATATTCCGAAGCGCACCGGCAGTTCGACGGCCGGATGGTTTGCGGAGAATGCGGCGATCAGTGCCACGGACGCGAGCTTCGATAAGGTCTCGATGAGTCCGAAGCACGTGGGTGCTCGAACCGAATTCAGCCGAAACATGCTTCTCCAGTCCTCGCCCGATATCGAGGCGCTTGTCCGTGACGACTTCGCAGCGATTCTTGCCCGTGCTGTTGATCTGGCGGCGATTGACGGCGGCGGCGCAAACGAGCCGACGGGCGTGCTAAGCACATCAGGTCTGACTACCGTGGCGGATGCGTCCACTTGGACGAAAGTTCTTCAGCTTATCGAGACTGTCGAACTCGAGAACAGCGAGGGCACGGCATTCCTGACCGATCCGCGAGTGGTTCGCAAGCTTCGCAGCACTCCGAAAGTCACATCGACCGACAGCGTGATGATTCAGCAAGAACCGAACTCGCTCGCAGGCTATCCGCTGATTTCGTCGAACATCGTGCCGATGGGTCCGACAAGCCCGTCCACCGATGGGATTCTGATCTTCGGCAAGTGGAGTGACCTGATCCTCGGCTATTGGTCCGTTTTTGATTTATTGGTCAACCCCTACGAATCGACGGCCTACAGCAAGGGCAACGTTCAGGTGCGCGGCATCATCACGGCCGACGTTGCTGTCCGGCACGTCGAATCGTTCGCAGCATCGACTGACGTGACGGTCTAAGTCGTGAACCTCGAAAGACGCATCGTTCTCGAACTTCGGGCACGTGACCGGAAGCTCGAAGGATACGCGGCCAGATTCAACAGTGAGACGCGGATCGCTGACTTTACCGAAGTAATCCGCGCAGGCGCGTTCGCCGATTCTCTGCGATCTGGTCGCGACATTCTGGCGCTTGTGGATCACGACGCAACCCGCGTACTGGCGCGGACTCGTTCCCAGACGCTGAAGCTTTCGGAAGATTCCAAGGGCCTGCAATTCGAGTTATCCGTCCCCGACACGACAGCGGGCCGCGATGTGCTCGAACTCGCCCAGAGAAATGACCTCGGCGGCATGTCGTTTGGGTTTTTGGTCCCAAAAGGCGGCGATATCTGGACAGGCAACCGTCGCGAGCTTCGCACGGTCGATCTGCGGGAAATCTCCGTGGTCAGCGCATGGCCAGCTTACGACAGCACCGAAGTGGCGGCTCGATCACGGACCCCGCTATTGAACCTCGCGGCGCGATACCTGGAGACGTGCCGGTGAAGCTCATCGAACTCGGCATCGCGTCTCATCAACCGGCCATCGAACAGCGGGCTATAGAGCCGTCTTGGACGGCACTACGTGGCGGCGTGGACCTCGGCGGGCCTTTCGTCAATCCGCACACTGCCGAGAATTTGAGCACCGTCCTGGCATGCGTGGGCGCGATTTCTTCTGCAATGGCATCGCTGCCCGCCTACGTGTATCGGCAGGATGGTAAGGCCCGCATCATCGACGACACGCACCCGGTAAGCCGTCTCATCACGAACGGACCAAACCTGCATCAAACGTGGGCGGATTTCGTCGAGTGGCTTATGGCGTCAGTTCTCCTGCGCGGGAATGCGCTGGCCGAAATCGTGACTGATGCCCGAGGCGCTGTCGCCGAACTCCGGCCAATCCCGTGGGAACACTGCAACGTCCAGTTACTGATGACCGGCCGACTGGTTTACGACGTGACCGAGATGACCAGCGTCGGCGGCACGGGCCGGATGCGGCGCTTGCTACAGGACCAGGTCTTGCACCTGCGCGACCGATCCGACGATGGCCTTATCGGGCGTTCACGCTTGCAGCGTGCCGCAGCTGTTCTGCAAGCCGGACTCTCCATACAGGAATTCGCCAATGCGCTGTACCGCAACGGAGTAAACCCGAGCGGCGCTATCGAACTCGACGGAAAGCTAGGGGACCCGGCGTTTAAAGATCTGGAGAACCGTTTCCGCAACGCGTTCAGCGGCGCATCGAACGCAGCAAAGGCCCTGATCCTCGATCAGGGTTTGAAGTGGAAACAAATCAGCATCAGTCCCGAGGATGCCGAGTTTCTGGCGTCGCGTCGCTTCACCGTGGAAGAACTGGCGCGACTGTTCGGATGCCCGCCACCGGTTATAGGCGACCTGACGAACGGAACTTTTACAAATAGCGAAACAGTTCTGCGCTGGTTCGCGCAAGCGACGTTGTCCTACTGGATAGCGAAGCTGGAGAGCGAGTTTCAGCGCAGCGTGTTTGTGAACGCAAGCCGTAGTCTCGAAATCGACCTGAGCGGACTGCTACGCGGCGCACCGGCTGAACGCTGGGCGGCCTGGAAGATTGCGGTAGACGCCAACATTCTGGACCCGGAAGAAGTACGGGCCGAAGAAGGATTCAATCCCCGGAGGGCCACGGCATGAACTACGCGCTAACCGTGGTGGAAGCTTCGCCTGTCGTACTGCCGGAAGAGCCGGTCTCGTTGTTCAACATCGAGCAATCCAGCCGCATCGATTTCCATGACGACGATGGCGAGCAGTTTCACATTGAATGCGTTCTGATCCCTGCGGCGCGTGAATATGCCGAGAAAATTCAGAACGTGGCGCTGGTTCGCCAGACCTGGTTATTGAACCTCGACGCCTTCCCCTGCGGCCGGATCATTGAGATCCCCTTACGGCCCGTGGCATCCGTTACGAGCATCAGCTACGTGGACGCGGACGGCATCGAGCAAACCTTAAACCCATCAGCCTATACGGTCGATACGAAATCCTTTCGCCCGCGCATTGAACTGAAAGCCTCGGAAAGCTGGCCGACAACCGAGGACTGCGTCAACGCGGTCTCGATTCTTTTTGAAGGCGGCTATATCCGTGAGGAAATCCCGATGAGAACCAAGCAGGCAATGATTCTGCTCGTATCGCATTGGTATGAGAACCGCGAGGCCATGACACTCGGCGAGATATCACGCGAAATCGAATTCGCGGTAACGGCGCTGTTAAACGCGGACCGCGCCATTCCCATTTAACGCTATGGAAACTCCGACCGTCACCGTCCGGCGCTTGGCGCGGGAATTGGGAATCGACCGCCGCAAGGTCAAAGACTTCGTGAGGCATCGCGGCCTTGGGGTATCCAGTGGACTCGGGCGTGGCGTGTCGAAACTCCTGACCGAGAACGAGGCCGAAGTTGTGCGG